CGGCTGCAGCCAGCCTGACGTAATCTTTGTAATGCCGGGACTTCGCCGGATCATACATTCTAACGTGTCCGTTTATCGTTGTTGCCCTGGGCCTGCCTTGGGCAACCGGCTCGCCGTAAACCGTGAACCTAATCATCGTTTCACTTCCTTAACCACAAGTGCTGCATATCCCCTGTCATATTCATGGATCTCACCAATTTGTTTCCAGTCACGGCTTAAATATCTCTCATTAAGTTTTCGTAAGGTGTTGAATTTGCTTGCTCCGCGCACAATCTCGTAAACTTTGTTGTCACGGATCCATGCCATCACTTGGTCCCCTCCAACTCAATGATCGCCATTATTGCATAATTGGCCATATCTAAGAGAGTATCAGTTATCGTCTCATCCTGGACTTCAGCATTTTTGCTCACCAGATTTTCCAGTCTATTAAACTTGTCCTCCAACCGGATTACTGCAGAGTACAAGCCATGTTTCGCAAAGGACTTTCCGAAAGAATCGCCATAATCGGCGTTTTTCCGGCGATAAATGTCATTCAACCGTTCGCATATTTGACGATGTTTTTCTGCCTTGTTGATCATTCAATCCCGCCTTCCAACTCTTTCAATTGTTGATAGGCTCTTTCAAACTCACCATAATATGACGAACCTTCAATAATCTCCCAAATTCTCTGAAGTTCAGATTCATACCTGTCTGCCTTTTCCGCTTGCTCAATCAACCATTGCAGCGTATTCAATCGCTTTTGATACCATTTTTCATCTTTTGCCAGCCCGGCAAGTTTTTTGACTTCTTCCAACCACTCCCGGGCCTCGGCCAGGTATTCACGGTCAGTCATCGCTTACCCCACTCCCTCCGCAATCCGAGCAAATGGTTGTGACTATTTCTCCGATAGAATCCTCAAACATATCAATTACACCGCTTCCGTTGCAGAACGTTAAATTCTTTGTTGTGATTGTATATGGTAAAGTCATAGTCCTTATCGATTAGCTTATCCACTACTCGCCAAGCGTCTGCAATATTGGTTGAAGGATTGAATTTATCTTCATAACAAATGAATTTTTTGTGTCAAGCGTTACACACATATTCTTTCATAAAGTAATCTTTATCATGAGGATCAAAATGCCATCCGTTGATTTTCTCCGCAATTAAACGATCAATCTCATGCAAATTCATCTGTGTTAACCTCCGAACCTAATTCACCATCCAACAATATCTTTAAAGCCTTTTCATATCTGTCCTTCAAACTTGGTTTTAATGTTTCTGTCCTCGATAAATTATGTTTTAAATCAGCGATCTTCACTTTCCAAGCTAATTTGCCACCTTGTTTGTTGTTATCTTTCATATACTTAATAAACCATATATAATCAAAATAAGGTACATCTTCATCTCTTGAAATGTACTGAATCGCTCTAAATATGTCCCAATTATAATTCAGTGTTTTTAGTAATTTGCTTTGAATAATGTCTCTTTTGTCTGGATTATCCTCCAATATGTCATGAAACAATCCCACAATCCATTCATCAGACATCTCTGGAAATTGATTAGCTACTGCTAATGGGTGTGAAATGTCATCATAATATTTCTTGGCGAATTGAATTAGTTCTTCTTTTGTCATATATCCACTCCTATTCTAAAATTTGAATATGTCATTCATTGTCGTCAATCTCACGCAAGTTCATCTGTATCAACTTCCACGCCCACCGCTTTTAGGGCGGCTAAACAAACTTGCAAACCAAATCCTCTTCCTTCCGAAGAATAGACTTCATCATTGTGACGGATGGACACCAAGTAAGAATCTTTTGTTTTCTGAATGTCTACTAAATCAAATTTTTCTAAAACCATAAATGCGTTCTTGATATCTTCCGTTGGGCGAAAATTTAAATACCAAAACCCTTTTTCATCCCTGAATCCATACCTATCTATCTTTTCGATATATTCGCATTTCCACCCCATCACCTTTTCGGCGACTAGGCGATCAATTTCCCTCAGTTCCCGCATATTTCCTCACTCTCCTTTTGAATTCTTTCACAGCGGGCGGCACATACATATCCTTCGTGGTCTCATATTTCCGGCAATCTTCGCAGATCCAGCCGGTGCCTTCCCTGAAAAGCATGGCCACCAAATATGTTTTTGTTTCGCAGCAGAAAGGGCAAACAGGGCCGAACAAGCTCATTTCCAGCGGCAGCTCTTTCATCCACGGCTTTGTCATTTTCCCGTCAACTCCCCTCTGGTTGACGTTTTTCTGTCTTCTTGAAGAGTCTTTTTAAATCAATTCCCGGGATCCGGCCTTTTTTCCACAAATGAATCAACGCCAAAAGGATTTCCAGCTCATTCTCCCGCTGAAACACTTCGTTCATTTGCCAGATGTTGGCGCCATCCGCATACATTTCCCGAAGCCGGATCAGGTCTTTTTCGTCCCAAATGAAATCCAAATCTTCGAGTATGACCACCAAATTCTGTCTGCTTTTGGTCATGTATTGGTTTTCCAGTGCTGTGATAGCCATACTTTCTTGTAACATATGACCACCTCAAAACCACTCATTTTCCGGGCTTTCGATTTTCACCATCGCCGCGGCAAGCAGCTGTTTGATGTCGTGGTAGTCTTTCCCCTCGAGGGCCGCAGGATTTTTGATTATGCCCAATTTGACCAACTCGTCGATCATAGCTTGCTTTTTCAAATCTTGCATGAGGGTTGCGGCACGATAGAGATTGCCCATTCAGATCACCTCCGCCATTTTGAATTTTTTCTCTGCTTCTATGATCTTCCGTTCCAGTTCGTCCATCATTTTCTGGAATTTTTCTTCCGGCATCGGCCCGCAGTTTGGGCAGTCGTAAAATTCGATGATGGCGCCGATCCGGACCGGTACAACGTGGGAACCACAGCAAAGTTCACACATTCACTTCGCCTCCTTCAAAAACTTCCTTCGCCTGTAATCCGTCCCGTTCATAATGATTGGTTCTGAATTCATCAGCATCCGGGAAAATATTCGCTGCAATTCTTTCGTTCTTTCAAATTCCGCCGATGTGAGATTTGTGGTATAGATATTGTGCTTTCCGGCCCTTTGATCGATGATTTCGAAAAGCTTTTGCAGGGCCCATCCTGAAATTCTCCCGTTTTCTTCGTATATACCTTCTGCTCCGATATCGTCGAAAACCACCAAATCAGCATTCGCGAGAGCGTTAATCACTTGTTCCTCGTCGATTTCACTGTTTTTGTTGTAAGTGTTCCGGATTTTTGTTAATAATTTAGGTGTGGAGATAAAAATTGCGGTATAACCTTTTTCCGTAAGTGCTTTTGCAATCGACACGGACAGATGGCTTTTCCCCGTTCCGAACGTGCCCTGGAATAAGAGATTCCGGGGCTTGTTTATGTCGAATTCATCAACGTATTTCTTGGCTTTTTCGTATGCCTGCCGGAATTCACCCGGTTCAAAGTTTTCAAAGGTCGCCTCCCGCAAAGCCGGATTGATTAAGCTATTTTCCTCGAATATCCGGTTTATGCGGGATTTTTTCGCTTCTTGCTGCTGTTTTTGGATCAGCTCAATGACTTCGCAGTCGCAACCCTTTTTGGATTCGAACCATTCCCCTTTATTCGGCCCGAGCAGGGCTTTGGTTCGAATTACCTGCACCTTGTTCCCGCAACCCTCGCAAACATATTCCCGTACGATCTGAAAATTAGAATCCATAGTCGTATTGAGGACCTTCTGGATTGCTTGATTGATAGCCTCCAACGCCTCCACCACCTTTATTTTTCAGTTTGATAAGACCACGCCTGGCCTCGTGTTCATCCGTGTTTCGCATGATCCCGATGGTATACTCTTCCCTTTTCCCAGCGTGCAAAAGGATGTGAGATTTCAGTGCATATTCAATGACCACCGGCGGATACTTTTTCCATTTCGCCATCGTTTTGTAGATGACGCTTTTAGAGACATCACCAGACTTCCGTGTTTCTCGAATTACATCCCAATATTTTTTGTTCAATTCTATGAATCCAGGAATTTGAGCTGAGAAGTACGCAACCAAATCTTTGATTTGGGGTGTATAGTCTTTATTATTCTTTGCATTCTTGTTTATATATGCATTCTTGTTATTGTTCCCAGTTTCGGCGTTTTGCGTTCTCTCTTCGTTCTCACTTCCGTTCACAGTTTTATTTTCATCGTCCAATAAACCTTGATATTTCGCATAGTTTACGATGGTGAATAGTGTTCCCAGTTCAGTTTCCTGTACAGTAACCATTCCGGCTTTTTGGAGTTTACCGATCGCTTTGTGAATTGTGTTGATAGAATATTCCTTCAACCCCCTTCCCTCTTTGTAGGCTAGGTCTTTGGCGAGGTTTCGATAAGAGCGCAGCCATTGGCCTCTTTTGAGTTCGATTCCATTGACTTGGACACCGTCCTCATGTGACGCTTTAATCAACAAATAGAAAAATAATCTGAAAGTCGTCACGTCATGCCATATATCGCTGTCTAAAATTTTTCGATAGATTTTGATCCACCCTTGGCCGTGCTGCATAACCTCGCCTCCTTTTGGAGCGCTTAAGAAGTCATTTCCTCTCACATATCGCGAAATCGCCTACAACCTTTTTCACACGGTATTCCGGGTATCGCTGCATATACTCTAAAACAAGCCTCTTAAACTCTGCTTGATTCCGCGCCTCCTCCCGGATCCAACCGGGAAGAAGGACGCGGTATGGAACTTGCTTCATCATTCAAAATCGATCTCCGTTTGTTCGGCGCCTTCATCGGTGCTTTTTTGCTCTTCTTTTTGTTCTTCGTTCAGATTATCTTGCACCGAAAATTCCACATCGATTGCATCTTCATAGACCGAATGGGCATCATCGGTAACATCCTTCCTGTATGTTTCATCTTGTGCCGCGGCCTGTTGAATCTCGATGCTAATGGGCAGATACTTCCACATGTGGCGGATGACGGTCTTTTTCGCCATTTCTTCATAGTCCGTCACCCACGGTCCCTTGTCGGCCGCTTTGGAACGTTTCCTGCGTTTTTCGATTTCTTCTTTTGGCATGAATTCGAATTGGTAGCCTCCGTCTTTGAAGTGGGCCACGGCATAAACACCGATCATTTTGCCGCGGTCTGCTTCCATGCTCGGCTTATGCTTCAATTTCGGCTCTAACCCGAGCTCATATTCGAATTCGTCCTTTTCATATACAACATGTGCATAGATGTTTTGGATTTGTCCGGATCTACGGGCAAGGTCTATCATTCCTTTATAGCCAATGATGAATTGGACGTCGGTTTGACCCGTTTTTCCATTCCGAAAAGGAACGAAATAGCAATGCCCGATCAATCCAGGTTCCAATCCGAGCTGTGCAGCCTGCATAACAGCACCAAGCAAGCTCGGGATGGAAGCCTGCAAAAGTTGCGGATTCGTTCGTATCGTGGTTAAAGCGATCCGCGCCATGCGTTCTGCATCAAGATGCCTCGGGAGGGCTTTTTCGATCTCCGGGCCCATTTTTTTGAGATAGTGTGCGATCGTATTCGCCGGATTTGCCGGCTTGTTTTGGGCTTGTGATTGGGTTTTATTGGCGATTTCTTTCTTGAGAGTAGCGTTTGTAGCCATAATTATTTGACCTCCTTAATTGTGAATCTTCGAGATATAGACGACTTGAGATATTGTTCATAAATGTCAGGACGTTCAGCCTTGAGGCGCTTGGTATCGATGCGATTTGATGTGTACGTTTTCCATGAGACGATGTGGTTCGCCGTTATCCCGCGTTCGAATTCACCGAGCATTCCCTTGAGCTTGTTCTCATAGCTTTTCTTTATCTCGGTGAGTTCGTTGATCTCCGCATTCACTTGTTCGAGCGCTTCGATTAGTTTGTCTGCCTCCGGCGGCAATTCTGTCTCGGTGTCCGGTTCTGCTTCGGGATAGAGTGAACGGAGCAGTTTCTCGGACGCTTCCGACCCATCGAATTCCGGCGGGATTCGCGGAACGACGTGGCCGTTCCAAAATTCTTCTTCTGCTTCGATGAGCATTTGAATGATCTCATCATCGCGTTCAATCTTCTTATATTGGAATTTGTTGCCTCCGATGAGAACCGCGATCCACCAAGCATCAAATCCAGTTACAGCCATATAGTGCTGGCATTGGATGAGATACGGCGCAGGAACTTCATCGCCAACCCATTCGTCCTTGAGGTATTCGCTGGCCGTTTTGCATTCAAGGCCAGCCCTCTCGCCAACGATCAGCCGATCCACGTTGGCCAACATCCATGGATATTCAGGATGTCGAAGGATTGCATATCGGTTTCGAACTTTTTTTCCAGTTCGACGAGCAAATTCTTTAGCGATGACATCCTCAAGGACTTGTCCCCAATATGCAGCTTCCGATGACTCGTCAGATTCAATTTCGCCGATTTTCTCCATGTAAAGCTGCATCGGAGATTTCCATTTGTTCAGACCTAAAATTACCGCTGCATCGGATCCGCCGATTCCATGCGTCCTGGCCTGAAGCCATTCCTCATGACTCAATTCCGCTGTGTTAGCCAAAACCTTAGTCATTTTGTCCACCACCTTATTTGTGGTATAATATAAGCGTCGAAAATTTATATTTGTTTGGATTGAACCCCTGTTTTGACAGGGGTTTTTTCATGCTGTCCTTCTTTCTGCCCCGAGGGCCTCAAGTATTTGAGTAGCCTGGTAACCGAGTTCATCACCGAGAAAAACCAGGTCATCAATCACCCAGATCTCATCCCCCGGATATACCGGATTTCCAAAAAAGTCTTCGCCAATCGGCTCTGGCTCGGGTTCCGGATACCCATACCGGCGAATAGCGGTTACAACAGGATGTTCCAGATCAATGGCCATGGTCTCACCTCCTTTCAAGTAAACAGGTGACTCCGGATAAAAGCGGATAAGCTCTGGACCTAATGCTATTAACTCCGGACCTAACCTTACCCAAGATTAAAGGGGTAGGCAGGGATTTGCACCCTGCATGTTGCGAACCCCCTCGACCCTTTCGCAACTCCACGGATTATACGCAAGCGTCAATCCCCAGTAGCGTCTACCTATTCCGCCACTACCCCAATCGGCTCAAGCCGATCAACACGGCCGGGAAGGGAAATGGGGGTGTAAGGAGGGATTTCCCGGCCATATTGACGGGCTCGAACCCGTCGTATAGAATGAAATTAGGGAATCTGCGGTAGCTCAGCTATCGCTTTTTTTGTGCCTTTTTTCTGTTTCAAGAAGATCTTTTATGCAGACGTATGATGTTAAGACAACCATCAGGAACGTGTAGATATAGAAGAACAATTCATTTCACGCTCCCATATTCTGTCCATTCTATCGATAGCCTTCTTACAATCGCTGCGAGTTACTCTGTGTTTCCCCATACAAATTTTTCCTTCTTCAATAACCTCGAAAATCACAGCTTCGTGAGGTGTAACAAAGAAGACCTTGTCGATGATAAAACCTTCATTTTCATCAATCCAAAACCCAAATTTATAACCGTATTCATGGCAAATTTCGATTTCCTGTTTAATTTGTTCTACCAATTCTTTTCCGTATTTTCCCTCCAGCTCATTAAGAGTCGTAGCCTTCACAACCCCAGCTCCTTTCGGTATGCTTCAAAGCCCTTGGATTTCGATAGTTCAGAGATCAATTTTTCCAGTTTCTCATGGGATTTTTTCTTTTCATTCAACCGGGCCAGTTCGCGGATCGATCTCGTTGCATTTTCAAAGTAAGCAAGGGCCCTTTTGTAATCTTCTTGGAAAATGGCGATTCTTGCCTGGTCCAAACAGT